AACATGATGACGATCGGCAGGTCGACACCATGCTCACCGGCATGGGCGCGCGAGACCAGCCCCTGCAGGTCATCGTCACCACGGCCGGCTACAAGCTTGACGGGCCATGTTACGCAGAGATCCTCGAATGCCGGGAGCGCCTGGCGGGGATTGGCCACAATGGCGGGCCACCGCTCGACGACGACATGCTGTTCGTCGAATACGCGGCCGACGAAGAAGATGACTGGCGCAGCGAGAACACGCTGCGAAAGGCCAATCCGAATTACGGCGTTTCGGTTGGCGAAGAATACCTGCAGTCTCGACTGCGCGATGCCATCCGCAGCCCGCGCAAGGCTGCGATCTACAAAACGAAGCACCTCAATCTCTGGGTCGCCGCGAAGGCTGCCTGGTTCGATGTCGAACACTGGCGCAAGTGTACGCGCGACACGATCGCCCAACGCTCCAGCGAGGCGCTGACCGACGCCGACCTGCAGGGGCGGCGCTGTATCATCGCCGGCGACCTCGCAACGAAGATCGACATTGCAGCCCTGGAGTACCTGTTCCTGCCGATCGGTGGGAAGCCGACGCCCGACGATCCCTACATCCGGATCGGGCGGTACTTCCTGCCGAGTGACCGGATCGAGGACGTTCCGGCCTATCAAGGCTGGGATTCGGCAGACCTCCTCGATGTAACCGAGGGCAACGTCACCGACTTCGAGGAAATCGAAGATGCTTTGCGCGACGCGGCGTCGCGGTTCGATATCGAAGCTGTCGCAATGGATCCATGGCAGGCGGCGCAGATGATCCAGCGTATGCAGTCCGAAGGCCTGCCGATGGTCGAGTATCGGATGACGGTGCAGAATTTCTCCGCACCGATGAAAGAGCTCGATGCGTTGATGCGCGAGCAGCAGATCGTTCACGGCGGCTGCCCTGTGATGGAATGGCAGATCAACAACGTCACCGGCCAGCTCGACAAGAAAGACAACGTCTTTCCGAACAAGCCGCGCGCGGAAGCGAAGATCGACAATCCGGTCGCGCTAATGATGGCGATCGGCGTCGCGATGGCAGGTGAGGAGGAAGAAATGCAGACCTCGCCTTGGGATGATCCCGAGTACTCGCTCAATGGAGCCGACGTAGCGTGAGTCCCGACGATTACGTAAGCCAATCGGCGGCGCGGATCCTCGCTGAGAAGCGTTCGCTCGAAGACCCGAAGTACAAGCTTTCGGACAACCCCGAAGCACTCTTGCAACTCCTCGGAATTGCGGATCGCAACAATGCCCTGCCGGTCGTCTCGATCGACGCAGCCCTGCAGGTGCCAGCAGTGATGTGCGTGGTTGCATTTCTTTCGCGGACAATGGCGGCGCTGCCGCTGCCCACCTTCAAGGCTGGTGACAATGGCGCCAAGGTAGAAGACGATGCGGCCAGCCTGCTCAGCTTTGCACCAAACGAAGAAGAGACGAGCGTCAGCTGGAGGCGCTATCACTGGCAGCAGGTATTCACCGGCGGACGCGGCTGCAGCTGGATTGAGAGACTGGGGGACGGTCGGCCGGGCGCGATCTGGCCGATGGACCCGACGCTTACTTCGGTCCATCGCCGAAATGGCCGCAAGTTTTACCGCTTCGATGGCCGGGAATACGCAGCGACGGACGTGATCGACACGCCCTTCATGCTGATGCGGGACCAGCTGGGCAGCTACTCCCCAATCGCCAAGTGTAACAAGGCGATCAGCCTGGCGATCGCCATGGGCGACTTCGCGGGAGGCTTCTTCGGCTCCGGCGGTGTACCGCCACTAGCCTTGGAGGGCCCACTGCCGCAGGGCCAGGAGGCATTCCGACGGGCTCAGGATCAGATCAATCGCGCTGTCGAAATGGCGCGCAAAGCTCAATCTCCGTTTTTTGGTATGCCACCCGGCCACACGTTGAAGCCGGTCGGGGTCGAACCCGACAAGAGCCAGATGGTCGAAGCGCGCCTCTTCCAGATTCAGGAGATCGCCAGGATCTGGCAACTCCCCCCGGTCTTCGTGGGCGACCTGAGCAAGGGAACGTTCTCCAACACCGAGCAGCAGGATCTACAGCTCGTAAAGCACCTGATCGGCCAGTGGGCGAAGATCTTCGAGGATGAGCTGACGCTGAAGCTTTACGGGTGGCGCAATCCGTCTCGGCGGGTGAAGCACAATCTCGACGGGCTGCAGCGCGGCGACTTCAAGAGCCGCATCGAAGCTCTGGCCCGTGCGATCCTGACCGGTCAGCTGATGCCTGACGAGGCGCGCGCTCTGGAGAACCGGCCGCCGGCACCGGGAGGCGACCGCCTTTACGTCCAGCAGGCGACGGTGCCGCTAACCGAGGCGGGAATAGGCCATAATGGCGGACCGCCGCTCAACGAGAATGAACCACAGTCCGATTCGGGCAATGATAAGGAGAACGGCGAGGATGGCGACGCCGGCGACGATCAAGACAAGTGACGCGCGCGAGCAGCGTTCCTTCTGCGGCGGGCTGGAGCTTCGCGCGGAAGGTGATGGCGAAAGTGGGCGGACTACGAAGGGCTATGCTTGCCTGTTCGACAATGTCACCTCGATCGGCGGATATTGGCAGGAGCGGTTTGCCAAGGGCGCCTTCAGCAAGTCGCTTGGCGAACGCGATGTCGTTGCGCTCCACAGCCATGACGACGGCCGCCCAATGGGGCGGATGAGCCGCGACACCCTTCGCGTCACGGAAGACGACAAGGGCCTCGGCTTCGAAAACGACCTGCCCGATACGCAGGATGGCCGCGACCTCGCCACTTCGATCGACCGAGGCGACATCGAAGGCATGAGCTTCCGGTTTCGCGCCCTGAAAGAAGAATGGGACGAGACGCAGGACCCGCCGATGCGGACGGTGATCGAAGCCGAGCTGTTCGAAATCACCTACACTGCATTCCCGGCCTATCCCGATACCGAGGTCGGGATGCGAAGCCTGGAGCATGCACGCGCCGAGCGCAGACAGCACAACCGGAGTGGGGCACGAGCTCGCATCAGGATGAAACAGGAGCAGGCTGAGCGCCGACTCTGAACAGGTACCCGGTCGCTAAGGCCGGAGGTGGCGAAGGCTTCCCGCTTCTCGCCCTCGATCGCCCGCCTCTGGCGGGTTTTTTTATGTCCAGGAGAGACAGATGATCCTTACGCAGTATTACGAGGAGCGGGGACAGCTGGTGGCTGAGGCCCGCAGCGTGCTCGACGGGCTGGCCGACAACGCCAGCGAAACCGAGATCCAGGCCGCCGAAGAACGGCATGACGGCATCATGGCGAAGGTCGACGCGCTCGACAAAAAGATCGAGCGCGAAGAGCGCATGGCCGCAGCGGAGCGCACCGAAGAAGAGCGCCGCAGTCGCCAGCGCCCCAACGGGCGCGACGGCAGTGCGCCCGCGATCGATCAGCCGAACGACGACGAAGAGCGCAGCGAAGACGAACGTCATGCGGAATACCGCGATGCGTTCTACGCCATGCTTGCGGCCGGCGGCGATCACTCCGCGCTTTCGAATGAGCAGCGCGCCCTGCTGCGCGTCGGCTATGTCGAGAACAAGTCTGAACAGCGCACGCAAACCGCTGGCACCCCGTCGGCGGGCGGCTATACCGTGCCGACCACTCTGGCGAGCAAGATCGTCGAGGTGATGAAGGACTGGGGGCCGATGTACGACCCCGGGATCACCGACGAGATGGTCACCAGCTCGGGCAATCCGTTCGACCTGCCGACCAATGACGATACCGGCAACACCGGCGAAGCGCTTGCCGAGGGCACCGACCTGACCGACGACGGCAGCGGCGACCTCGAATTCGGCGAGGTCTCGCTCGCTGCGTTCACTCGCGCCACTCCCTGGCTGAAGATCAGCTTCGAGCTCCTGCAGGACAGCGCCTTCAACCTCGAAGCGTTCATCGCTCGCAAGATCGGCGAACGGCTCGGGCGCCTGGCGAATGCTGAGCTGACTGTGGGTGCGGGCGGTGCCAACGCAGCGCGCGGCATCGTGACCGCTGCGGCGGCAGGCAAGACCGCGGCAGCGCAGGCTCTGATCGCTGCAGACGAAGTGATCGACCTGCAGCATTCGGTCAATGCGGCCTATCGCCGTTCGCCGCAGTGCCGCTTCATGTTCGCTGACACCACGCTGGCGGTGCTCCGCAAGCTCAAGGACGGCCAGGGCAACTACCTGTGGCAGATGGGCGACGTGCGCGTTGGTGCACCCGACCTCATCCATGGCAAGCCCTATAGCGTGAACGATGACGTGCCCGCGATCGCCGCTGGGGCAAAGTCGATCCTGTTCGGCGACTTCAGCCGGTTCACGGTGCGCAAGGTCGGCAGCCCGCTGATCGGCACGGTGCGGGAGCGCTTTTGGCCGAAGGTGGGCCTCGCTGGTCTGATCCGCTTCGACGGCGACCTGACCGATGCAGCTGCCATCAAGGCCTTGCAGCAGGCCGCAGCCTGATCCCAACAGGCGGGCCGGGCGCTTCGGC